ACGCGTGACCGTGTCGAGCCGCTGAACATCGGTGCCAACAACCCGCTCGGGTTGCAGATGGAAGAACAACGCCGCCAGGCGATACGTTCTGCCTTCTACGTCGATCAGCTGATCCTTTCGCAGAACCAAACTATGACGGCTACCGAGGTCATTCAGCGCACCGAAGAGAAGATGCGCCTGCTGGGCCCCGTGCTTGGCCGCCTGCAGGCCGAGTACCTGCAGCCGCTGATAAACCGCTGCTACAACATCCTGCTGCGCGATAAAAAACTGCCGCCGGCACCCGACTTCATGTCCGGCATTGATATCGACATCGAGTACGTGAGCCCCATAGCCAAGGCGCAGAGATCCGGCGATATCCAGATGATCGTCCGCATGCTCGAGATGATGCAGCCGCTAAGCGCCCTAGATCCGACCATCATGGACTGGATCGACATGGACGGCCTGGCCAAACACGCTATCAAGGTGCTGGGCATACCCGCCAGCATCATGCGCGGCGCTGACGAGGTCGAGCTTGCCAGGCAGGAGCGCGCCGCAGCTCAACAAGCGCAGGAAGAACAGATGATGATGATGCAGATGGCCGAGAGCGCCGGCAAGGCCGCACCGGCAATGCAGGCAATGAACGACATGGCCGAGGGAGCACCGCTGCCGGAAGGCGCTGAAGTAATCCCTGGACCTGGTGCTGCATGACGCCTGACGATCTAAAAGCGGCCTACAAACACATCCTGCAGAGCGAGGATGGTGACGTTGTTCTCGAGGATCTCGAGCTGCGGTTCCATGTCCGCACGCCGGTGTTTTCGAATGACCCTTACGAAACCGCGTTCCGCGATGGTCAGCGCAGTGTGGTGCTGTTCATCGCCAACATGCTGAAAGATAAACCCCAACAAGTAGAGGAGATGGAACTCGATGTCTGAAGAGCAGGTAGCGGATGTCTCGGTCGAAGCCGAGGTAGCACCGTCTGGGTTTGAAGCAGACGTAGCAATGGAAGACTGGCGCGAAGGACTGCCAGACGACCTCAGAGATCACCAGGCGCTTAGGAACATCTCGGATGTGCCGACACTAGCCAAGACGATGATCCACGCGCAGTCCATGGTCGGCGCGGAAAAGATCGCCGTGCCAGGCAAGTGGGCTACAGATGACGACTGGAGCCAGGTGTACACCAAGCTCGGCCGGCCGGACGCCGCCGATATGTATGAGTTTGAGACGGGTGAAGCAGAACTCGACCAGGAATTTGTAAGCAACTTTCGCGAGGTTGCGCATAAGGCAGGCCTTAGCAACCGCCAGGCACAGGAACTGGCCGGCTGGTACGTGAGCCTAGCCAACGAGGCTGGGCCTGATGGCGGCATCGATGTCGAGGCCGCTAAACTCGAGGTCGAAGCTGAGCTGCGCCGCGAGTATGGCAACGCCTTTGATGACCGGCTGGACCTGGGTAACAATTATATCGAGGAATTTGCAGCCGACGGGCTTTCGGATCTCCGGCTGGAAAACGGCGTGCCGCTGGTCAATCACCCAGCGTTCATCCGCACGGTGGTCAACGCTGCGCACTATATTCAAAGCAACGTGAGTGAGGACAAGCTTATCGGTGACAAAGGCAGCCAGGCTATGACGCCGGGAGAAGCCGACGAGAAGATCCAGCACCTCATGCGCAAGGACAGTCCTTACTGGGATCAGCGCCATCCGATGCACCAGTCCACCGTAGACGAGGTGCAGAAGTACATGCAGTTCAAGTTCCCAGAAGAAGATGCTGCCCGTGAGTGACAGAGATTTCAAGCTGCAGGTGCTAAGCATCACGCTGCAGAACGCCTCAGTGGCTGGGATCAGAGATCCCCTCGAGGCTGCACAACAGAATCTAGAATGGTGCCTGACGCCGATTGATAAGCCTCGCGCCCAATCGTCAAAGCACCAGGCTAACAAGTCGGGATAATCGCAAGACCCCGCACCAAGACCTGAGTCCTGCGGACGAACCGCGGGGTAGCTTTTCCCTTTAAATCAATGACTTAGGAGGCTGCTATATCAACGCAGATCACAACAGCCTTTTCACAGCAATTCAGTGCAAATATCCAGATGCTCTCGCAGCAAAAGGGTTCTTTGTTGAGGAATGCTGTTAGCGAGGAGTCGGTCACGGGCGAAAAAGCATTTTTCGACCAGGTCGGTTCGGCTACCGCGCAGAAAAGGACTAGTCGGCATGCGGATACCCCGCTGTCTTGGTATACAGGACCGATATGCGGCAACGCATAATCGATAATCTGGTGAATTGCTGGGAAGCCTAAGTCGCAAGATAAGGTAATCAGCAGCGAAGCCCTGCAAAGGGAACGTTCATCGACTATTCCGCAAGGAAGTACGCTCAAGCGAGTGGAAGCGCCAGACATCCCTCTGGGATGAAGATATAGTCACTACCCTGGTGAAAGCCAGGGCAGACGCAAGTCGGGCATGGTCTAGCGAACCATGTTGAAGGCAATAGGACACACCTCACTCTCGTAGAATGGTGACGATGGATCATTACGAGTATGCGGATCTTATCGATTCGCAAGACATGATCCAGACTCTTATCTCGCCGTCGTCTAGCTATGCTCAGGCGGCAGCCTACGCTATCGGAAGGGCTTGCGATGATGCCATCATCGATGCTGCTCTAGGTACCGCTAGCACGGGCAAGACGGGATCAACGTCTACGAGCAACGCCAACACGGTATCAGTCGGATCTCCGGCTGCTGGATTGACCATTGCCAAATTGGTCGAGGCCCGCAAGGTCTTCGCCAATGGCTCTGTAGATCCGTCGATACCACTTTATATCGCGGTGGGCCCTGAGCAGATCGAAGACCTGCTCAATAACACCACGGTGACAAGCGCGGATTTTAACTCGGTAAATACTTTGCCTATCTAGGTGGCAACATCTAGACGAAAACTGCTCAAATTCGGGGAAGGCTTTAAAATGCTAATCCCGAGCCAAGCCCAGCGATGGGAAGGTGTAGAGACTAGACGGGCAGCATCCTACTGGGATGAAGGGATAGTCCAGACCACAAACGGCGCAAGCCGGCGGGGAAATCCGTAGTTGGTATGAAAGGCGCTTGTACAAGGTGAGATCGATACCTTCATGGGCTTCAAGTTCATCACTACGACCAGGCTGAACACGGACTCCAGCAGCTACCGCAAGGTATTTGCCTGGGCCGAGGACGGCATCAAACTGGCCATGGGCAAGGACTTGATGACCAAGATCGAACCCCGCGCAGACAAGAGCTACAGCACGCAAGTGTATGTCTGTGCCTCATTTGGAGCTACCAGGATGGAAGAGGCGAAAGTCTGCGAAATCCTGTGCAGCGAATAAGGAAAGGAGATAGCTAATGACTACGAAAAATAGCACTCTCGTTTCCAATTTCGAAGCGAGCCCCAAGGTCTTTAACCCGATCTACCAACAGCATGCACGCAAGCGCGTGGCTCAGGGCACCATTGCTCTAGCCACAACCGATATCGACAATAACGATATCATTATGTGCGCGGCATTGCCTGTCGGAGCCTCTGTTACGTCAATCAAGTTGGCGGCGGATGATCTCGACAGTGGTGGTTCACCCTCCCTGACGTTCAATGTCGGACTCTATCAGACCGATGGAACCGTCAAAGATGAAGATTGCTATGCTTCAGCGATTACGCTCGGCCAGGCCGCTACGGCCTTCACCGAGTACGCGTTCGAAGCTCGCAATATCAATCTTTGCGGCCAGCGTGTCTGGGAAGACGCCGGCGATTCGTCGCAACCGGATGACGCTCAGTACTACCTGGCCGTCACGGTTCAAGCAGCTGCGGCTACCGCAGCAGCGGGCGATATGAGCTTTCAGATCGAGTACGTTATCGACTGATTAAGTGGGGGAGCTGGCGTTTGCGGCTCCCCCATTTCCTTGTTTAACCAAATAGGTGATTTATGGCTAAGAAACCTGCCGCCAAAAAAGCAAAAGCAATCGTAACCTCATCCGGTGCCGCCGTTGTTGACCCCGATGAGATCCGCGCCCGCACGAACACGCCGAGCTGGGCAAAAAAGAAATAAGGCAGCTGCTGCCGGATGTGCTGACGGCTGAAGAGGCCGCCAGTCTCCAGGTCGGCCGCGTCGATCTGCAGCATCCCCTGGTTGAACGGCTGCGGGATCTGATGCCAGGTGACGTTGTACCCGAGGCTTATGCGCGAGTAGAGCGCAAGGCTGATGGCCATAGCTGGCATGTGGATACGGGTGACGGCGGCCATATGCCCTGGTGCCGATACTCAGGCAGCGTCCTGCTTTCACCGCCGGATACGTTCACTGGCGGTGCGTTTAGGTTTCGAGACCCTGCGGCTGAATATAAGCACTACCTCTCGCTGCTGAGTTACAGCTGCGACCAGGAGCACTGCGTCGAGCCCCATGAAGGGGAGCGGCGCGTACTACTCATATTTTTGGGGGCCCTCGATGGCATCTGAAGTCGAAACAATTAACAGCGCGCTGAACATGATCGGCGCGACTAATATCATCTCGCGTGGTGAGGACAGTAAGTCCGGCCGCGTGACAAACCAGCGTTTCGATGCCGTTCGCGACTCGGTGCTGCGTGCCCATCCCTGGAACTGCGCAATGCAACGCGTTGCGCTGGCAGCTGATGCCGATGCGCCGGCGTTCGACTGGTCTTATCAGTTCACGCTGCCTACAGATCCTTTTTGCCTGCGCGTCATGCGCCTCGACTACCTGGACATCGATTTCCGCGTTGAGGGCCGTAAGATCCTGTGTGACGAATCCACCATCAACCTGGTCTACCTGGCCAGGGTGACAGATCCCAACCAGTGGGACGCCTTGCTGGTCGAAGCTATCGCCGCGCGCCTGGCTGCCGACATCAGTTTCGCCCTGGTGCAATCATCATCCCTGACCTCAAATATGTTTCAGCTTTACGAGAGCAAGCTTTCCGAGGCTAGGTTTGTGGATGCGACCGAGGGCACGCCTGGTGCCATCACTGGCGTCACAACGTCCGGCGCACTGCAGTCTGATGTCTTAGTCAATTCGAGGCTCTGATGGCCAAAGCCAACTTTGCATTCTCTAACTTTACAGCCGGCGAGCTGAGCCCGCGCCTTGGCGGCCGGACAGACTTGTCGAAGTACTACAACGGCTGCAACCAGCTCGAGAACTTCCTGGTGCACCCGCATGGCGGGGCATCGAGGCGGCCAGGCTCGAGGTACGTGGCCGAGTGCAAATCGAGCGCTGCGCAGTCACGCCTGGTGCCCTTTCAATTCAACGTGACCCAGGCCTATATCTTGGAGTTCTTTAACAACGGGTTCCGCATCTTCAAAGATGGAGGCTCGGTCACCAGCGGATCTCCCGCCGCAGCCGTCGAGGTGACGACAACATACACAACCGCGCAGCTCGATGCGTTAAAGTTCGCGCAGTCTGCAGATGTGATGTACGTGGTGCATCCTGATCACCCTGTTCGCAAGATCTCGAGAACCTCGCACACGGCCTGGACGATCACAGACGTTGACCTGGCGCGGGGCCCGCTGCTCGATACCAACACAACGACAACGACTATGACCGCCAGCGCGCGCACCGGCAGCTCGATCACGATCACAGCCTCAGCCGTG